TTTTCTCCAAACTACACTGCAGCGTGGGGAGCTGAACTGAACATTACCCGTTCAACGGGAAATGCGCAGTCCAACATTACCAACCCTGCAGTGACAGATCTACGTTTCGATCAAGAAACAGATCTGAGGTTTGAAGGTTTGATGCGAGTACCATGCACTGTACCTTTAGCACCGCAAGTAAACGTCCATCTAGATGCTTTCAAGCTAGTCGATCTTCTGGCACTTGTGTACCAGGCGTTCGGCCGGCTTGCGAACAGATAGGTTGGACATTTCACCTACGCTTATAAAGGAGAAGCGCTATGGCGGCTATGACAACCGCTCTCACTGAGTTTGCCGATAACGGTAACTCACGCACTTACACGTATACTGGACACACGGCTGCGGAACCGCGGCTCGTGATTCAGAAGCGTAAAGTGGCCTCCGGGTCGACCTCAGTTATTGAGGATACTGTAAGTATCATTTCAAGTACTGAGGACGCTGCGGGCGATCTGCTCGCATCCCGGGTCTTGTTTGAAGCTAAGATCCGTCGTCCAGTGGACGGGATCGCTGCGGACGTCACGGCGGCGTTAGCTATCTTCCGCGATGTAGTTGCGGGAGATGAGTTCACGAACACCGTGTCAACTCAGGAATGGCTTTCCTAAAGCGCATTGGCGTCTGGATATTAACACATCCGGTCGCTATTGCACGATTGGTCAGCCGGGCTTTGAAATTCCTTTCGAAGCTCGTCCTGAAAGGACCAAAGTAATTTTTATTTTGGTCCGTCCGCACTTCAAATTGGAGATTTCGCAATGAAACCCCAACAGATATCGTACGACGTAAGTCGACTTTACCTGCAAGACAACAAGCACTACTTGCCAACAGACCTTTATAATCGTATCCTGGGTAAAATCAGGGCACGGTCGTTTAGTGAGTTGGCATCCTGCAGTGACTGGCTTCCACAAGATGTAACAGGTGGAAGGGAAGTCGCTCGGGTGCTATTCCAAATCGAGGCGTTCTTCAAGAAGAACTCCGCGTTTACTGACCCTCAAGTTAGCAGACTTGCAGCGCTAATCTCCTTCGAAGAAGGAGAGGTGCATTGTAAAGAAACTAACGAGAGGCTGGACATGTTGGATACCTCATCGTGCGAATTTGCACATGAGATCCAGCTTGCCCAACAGTATATTTGGGATACCCTAGGTGACTTCACCGAATTTCTCGATTTTCTACCGAGGGGTTCGCGTGTCACTTCAGGCGCTACTGTCACGAAAAGCAGACGGAGAGCATTACCATACCTCAAAGTAAGTAAGAGGCTGGCTTGCACTCCAGGTGCACGGACTTGGCTTGACTCCATTTCCAAATTTCTTGGTTATGGAAAAATCAAACCAAAGACCGTGTCTGCTAACCGTGTTGAGTTCGTACCTAAGTCTTGGAAGACTGACCGTACCATCGCCTGCGAGGCGGAGGGAAATATGTACCTCCAACTTGCTTTCGATAGGTATATTAAAGGTCGTCTCCGGAAAAGAGGTATTAATCTCTTTTCTCAGACTCGAAATCAAGAGATGGCAAGGGAAGGGTCATTGGACGCCCGGGAAGGATCCTGGGCTACAATAGACCTCTCTCAAGCCTCTGATACGTTGGCCTACAATGCAGTTCGCCTTCTCCTACCGGAGAGGTGGTTTGCATATCTGCGGTCTATTAGATCGCAGTATGGGGCTGTGTATCAAGACCAGAGACTCGAATACGCTAAGTTCTCCTCGATGGGGAACGGAGCGACATTCACTCTGGAAACTCTTGTTTTCGCTGCGGCGTGTTATGCTGTTGGCGCGCGCGGCTTTTCTGTTTATGGTGATGATATCATCGTCCAAAACAGTCGAGCTGAACGTGTCATAGCATTCCTCGCTTTCCTCGGCTTCATTCCCAATATGTCAAAGACGTACTTACATGGTCCCATTCGGGAATCATGTGGTACCCTTTGGTATAAAGGTACGCTTATCACCCCACGATATATTCGTGAGATCGATCGGCGTAAGGCTGTCCTATGTCACTTAGTAAATTTACTTCGTGAAGTAGGGGAGCCTGGTGGGGAACTTTGGAAGTATCTCGCAGAATTCACTGCTGAGAATAACCTTCCGCTGGTTCCTTACAACGAAGACACGATGAGCGGTGTGCTCATAGACGAGCATACTGCCTATCAGAGGAAACTCATAGTAACGAGAACGAAGGGTCGCAGAGCGTGGGTCCCAACTTTCAGAGCTTATAAAGCAAAGAAAGGGAGGACCCTGCGCAATGTTGACTCTAGATCCCTCTTCTTGTGGCACTTAGGTGCTCCAGGAAGGGGTGAGTTCTCAGTTGTAAGGCGGTTTCGTAATCTTCGGATTACCTACCACTTTTACAATTACTATGAAAGCAGTAGTTACTCCACTCCTAGTCACAAGTATGTGCGGAAGTGGGTCCACTGGATTCCAGTGG